ACCGAGGGACTCGTTTATACGTGGTGTGATCGGTGCTCCTCCGGGGTGGTTGTTTGTCCAGGCGGACTACTCCCAGATCGAGTTACGCATCGCTGCCCACATCGCCAAGGAGAGGAGGATGCGACGAGCGTTCCTCGTAGGGGAAGATCTCCATCTGGTCACCGCGTCCTCTCTTACTGGGAAATCGCCGACGATGGTGACGAAGGAGGAACGCAAGCGGGCTAAGGCCGTCAACTTCGGTTTCCTGTACGGCATGTATCCGAGGAAGTTCCAGTCGTATGCGTTCGAGAACTATGGGGTCGAGGTGTCGCTCGCAGAGGCGGAGCTGGCACGTTCGAAGTACTTCTCAATGTTCTCCGATCTGGAGGGATGGCATGATCGGCAGAGGCGCGTTGCCCACAATTATCACCGCGTCGTCTCACCACTCGGACGCATACGACATCTACCAGATATCCTCTCTTCAGATAACGGTGTCCGTATGGAGGCGGAGAGGCAGGCGATCAACAGCCCTGTTCAGGCCACCGCAAGTGATCTTATGCTATTCTCCATGGTTCAGCTCGCGCCTCAGCTTGACCCGAAGACAGCTTTCTTGGTCGGCACACTCCACGATGCTATCTTCCTCCAGGTCAGGGAAGAAGTAGTCGATGAGATAGCACCTGTGGTCAAGGACGTGATGGAGAACCTACCTCTGAAGAAGACGTTCGGCGTAGATATCGACATCCCCATCATCGTGGATGTTGAGTGGGCGCAGCATTGGACGGGGACTCCCGACGCATCGGGGCTAGGAATCGAGGCATGATACAATGACGGGTATGAAACTACTAATGTCGCCCGCCGAGGTTGGCCGTATCGTCGGTGTCAGACCACGGACGGTCGCGCGTTGGTGTAGGGAGGGCAAGATCGACGCGCTCAAGATGGGGCGAGTGTGGCGGATCAATCGTGCCACAGTGAAGCGGATCGTGAAGAAGGGCGTCTAATGCCGGGGATGAACCAGTCGCGGATCAAGCAGTTCCGCCGGTGTCAGAAGCAGTACTCCTTCCGATACGACTACGCGCCTGACGGTCTCGAGCTCGTGCCGAAGCGACCGAAGGTTCAACTGCGTAGAGGGACGTGGCTTCATGCGTTGCAGCAGGCGCATAACCTGGAGTGGGCCAAGCTGAGCGGGTTCAAGATCAAAGGTAACACATCATGGGCGCTCGTACATGAGCAGTTCTGCGAGGATTACGATCAGCTGTTCGACGAGGAGAAGGAGGAGTACGGTGATTTGCCGACGGAGTGCTATCGGCTGTTTCAGGGTTACCTGCGATTCTGGCGTGACGAGGCTGATCAGTATAGTGTCGCTGCGCTCCATAACGGGAAACCCGCGATCGAGTTCCTCGTCAAGTACAGGCTTCCCAAGGTCGGTCGTGACTACCCCTTCAAGGGGCGTGTCGACCTCATGGTCGAAGACAACGAGTACGGTGGTCTTTGGATCCGAGACGCCAAGTGGGTGAAGAAGATCCCCGACGACGACGAGCGGATGATGAGTCCTCAGAACTGCATGTACGTGTGGGCAGCACGCAAGATGGGCTACGACGTGCGCGGGTTCATCTACGACTACGGTCGAACGAAGCCGCCAGCCGTCCCCAGGGTGCTGAAGCGAGGCACACTCAGCACTGCCCAACGTATGGACACGGACTACTACACGTATCTCTGGGCAATCAAGGAACTTCACGGCAAGTTGTGGAAAGACTACGCGAAGGCCTACTACATCGACAAGCTGAGGCAGCTGAAAGACCGTGACGTGCTGTGGTATCGCCGTGAGCGTATCCCCGTCGAAGATCACAAGATCAAGCAAGCCCTGCTCGAATTCCTCGTGTCCGTGCGTGACATCCAGCGTCGGTCGAAGTTCGCCCCGCGCTCGTACTTCTACAACTGTCGGTGGGGTTGCGAATACCACAGTCTGTGTGTGGCTGAGTTCGCAGGCCTCGACATTGAACCGCTGATCAAGGCAGACTACACAACGGAGGAAGAAAGGTATGCCTCAGAGCCAGATTTGCTCGCCGACTGAGGCAGCGTACATCGCGGGCTTCTTTGATGGTGAGGGTAGTATCAACATCACCAACAAGGGTCAGGTGAGAGTAGTTATGTCGCAGAAGAAGCCCGAGGTTCTCTACTGGATTCGAGATACTTTGGGCGGTGGTACAGTTAGACAACTTACTAAACGCGGTGAGGCGTACGAGTGTTGGCGGTACGGTGTTTACTCCATTCGCCAGGTGTGTAGTTTCTTGGACATGGTACTTCCGTATGTAGTAGTGAAGCGTAGGGAGGTAATGAGAGCAAGGGAGCTTATGAAGATACCGGGGAGACAACGGATAGGACTGAAGATTCGTGGCTAGGGGTAGAACAACTGACCGATCGAAGGTTAGTGAACGCGTCCGCGCGAAGATTCATCCTGCGTCAGAACTACCGCAGAATCAGAACTTCCTGATCTACGGCGACTCAGGCACGGGTAAGACGCGTCTGGCTTCGACCGCACCGAAGGTGCTCGTCGTGGACGTGAACGACAAGGGGCAAGATTCCGTTCGCCGTGATCTGAACCCAGACTTCATCCAGATCGAGTACTGGCGTGAGGTCATCGACATCTACTGGTTCCTACAGGAGGGGGACCACGAATATGAGTCTGTGGCTATTGACACCGTCTCAAACCTACAGAATATCTGCATGGACTTCGTGCTTGGAGATGAAGCGAGTCGTGACGCCAGCAGGGATCCAGATATGCCTTCGCGTCAGGCATGGGGTAAGGTTGGAAAACTCATGCGAACTCAGATCATTAACTTCCGCAACCTCCCCATCAACACCATCTTCGTAGCCCAGTTACGAGCCAAGCAATCGGGGGACGACGAGGATGATGAGAGTGAAATCGTCTACGGTCCTGAAGTCTCACCTAGTATTGAGAAGTCCCTCAAAGCAGCAGTGGGGACAATTGGATATCTCACCAAACGGGAGGTGGTCATTAGGAACAGGAAAACGAAGGCCGCGCGCAAGGAGGTCAGACGCCGGCTGCTCCTAGGCGACTCGGAGCGCTATGTCTCGAAGGACCGCAACGGTATGTTTCCACAGCATATCGACGCGCCTGACCTCGCGGAGATGCTGGCACTGATATACGAAGGGAGACAGTAGTGGCAAGGAAGATCAAGATTGACTTCAGTGGAGTGGACAAGGGGATCCGCTCCGGAGGCAGGGCAGCGCACGTGCCGGAGGGCGATTATCTCGCCAAGCCGGTGAACGCTGAACTTCGCAAGTCCGAGAAGTCTGGTGGCCGCTACCTGTCGTGGCGGTTCCAGATCATCGAGCCCAAGAAGTTCAAGGGCAAGACACTGTACGACCGCACGTCGCTCAAGCCCGACGCTCTGTGGAATCTTCGGAATCTGATCAACGCTGCGCTCGGCAAGAACGTCGCCGGTAAGGTGGTCAACTTTGACCCCGAGGTGGCGTACGGCAAGACCGTGATGATCACCGTGGAGGACGACGAGTACGAGGGCAAGATCCGCAGCCAGATCGTCGACTACCAGCCCAAGGACAAGTTCGAGGAGGGCGATGGCGAAGAGGAAGACGACGACGAAGAAGAGTACGACGAAGAGGAGGAAGAAGAGGACGAGGAAGACGAGGATCTCGAAGACGTAGACGTCGAGGAGCTGTAAGTTCCGCTGCGCGCGGGAAGGAGAAGGGCCCCCTATGCGGTGGGGGCTCTTCTCACCTTATGAAGACAAGCCCTCATAGATGTAGAACCAAAGCAGATCGTCGGCGTTTCCGCGACTACGGATTGACTCGGGAGGCGTTCGATCAGCTGGTCGTTGAGAGTAAGGGTCGGTGCATGATATGCCGACGCCGACGTAAGCTGCACGTCGACCACGACCATGCTACAGGTGAAGTGAGAGGATTGCTGTGTCGGCAGTGCAATATCGGCATCGCATACCTCGGAGATAATCCCAAGGGGCTTCGACGTGCTCTGAGGTACCTCCTTCGCTAGTCCTCCCGTTTTTGTTATCATCTCATGTGAGGGACGGGCCGGAAGACTTCGGGTTACCTTTCATCAGGAGAAAACCCCGTAGTCACCAACACGACCGTCCCTTTTTCTATGCCTAGACAACCAGAAGGTAAACTCGTAGCCAAGGTAAAAGACCTCATCAAGGACAAGGGCGGACGGCCCTTCAAGATACAGGGCACTGACGATACCTTCCAGGAAGTCGGGATTCCGGACATCCTCTGCTGCTACCGAGGATTGTTCGTCGGCCTAGAAGCGAAGCTGCCAGGCAATAAGCCAACGCCGAAACAGCTGAGGGTGCTTGACGAAATCGCGGAGGCTGGCGGCATCGCCGTCGTCTTCACAACGGTCGGGCAGGTAGCTTCCTTGCTAGGGAAGATCGATCGGGAGGTAGAACGTGCATCGTCTCGCCTTGGTGGTACTGTGTACCGCCTCGATCGTCCTGGTGATGGGAACGTCCGTCGCCAGCGCTAGCCTGATTCACCGCTACCCACGCATCGTCCACAACCTACTCTGCATCCATCGCTATGAGGGGAGCTGGAGGGACCCCTTCTCACCTTACTGGGGCGGGCTGCAGATGGATCTCACTTTTCAGAAGACGTACGGCCCCCGCTTTTACCGACTGTGGGGGACAGCCGATCACTGGCCCGTATGGGCGCAGTTAGAAGCTGGGGTACGTGCAGTCCTCGTCAGAGGGTATTCGCCCTGGCCGCGTAGTCGCTTGTATTGCGGCGTCTGACACGAATGCCGCGTTCAGCGTGAATGAGTTGCGTCACTCACACGTGCCCTCATCCGAGGGGATCTTCTGATGCGTGCTGCAGTGATGCCGAAACGCTGATCGACGACGAGTGTGAGGGTAGGGGCCGAGGCTAGACCCCTACCCTCTGCGGTTGCCTGTGGCTAGGGAGGGGCGACCGCTGTTAGCCGGTGAGCGGCGACTAACCTTACTACCCCGCGAGCGGGGAATTACTTGCCCTTCGGTGCCGGCAGCATCCCGGTGTAGCGACGTGCCGCGACGAACCCACCACCGAGGTAAGACTTGAGGGGGATGTAGGAGTTCACTGTCCCAGTGTGAGGCGACTCCTGGATCATGCCATGCCCGATGTAGAGCCCGACATGGTTGGGGCCCGCGTGACCCGGTTCCGTGAACACTGCATCCCCCGGCTTCAGTTGCTTCAGACTCACGGGCTGGCCTTCGTTGACCTGCTCGTAGGTTGTGCGACCGATCTTGATGCCTACATCCCGCATCACGTTCTGGAGGAATCCGGAACAATCCATCCCTGACTGACGAGATGTACCACCCCACTTGTATGGCACGCCAAGATATCCATGTGCAGCCTGCACGATGCCCTGCCCACCGCCTCCTCCCTGCACGTTCACGGTCAGTCGGGGACCAAGCGAACGGAGGATAGAGTTGTAGGGTGTGGGGTTGGACTTGTCTGAGACGTACTGCTGCCACGCATTAGGATCCGTACCACCCAGATCGAGGCCAGGAGTAGTCTCATCAAGACTGCTGCTCATGGTGTCGGGTAGCGCCTTCTGTCCCTGCTGCGCGAGGTTCTCTGCCATCGCCATGAAGTTGGGCATCTTCGGAGTGGGAGTTGTGGGAGCGCTCAGACCCGGGCCCGCTGAGGCAGCAGAGGCGGGCGGCGACTGCTGGGGAGCAGCCCCCACACTTGGGAGACCACCAAGAATCTGGTGAACGTAGTCCTGGGTCTCTGCGAATGGAGGCACGCCACCATACTTGACCACAGCTCCTGGGCCTGCATTGTACGCTGCGAGTGCCTTGCTCCAGGAGCCGAACTTCGCGTATTGGTCGGCGAGGTACTTCGCTCCACCCATGATGTTCTGCTGCGGGTTGAACGGATCCGACACGCCGAGACCCCTTGCCGTACTCGGCATCAACTGCATCAGTCCCATCGCGCCTGCCTGTGATCTGGCAGTGGGATTGCCCCCTGACTCTGCCATGATATGACGCTCGAGGAGCTGAGGCGGAATGCCGTACATCTTCGCTGCCCTGCCGATGATGCCTGAGTAGAGTGCGAGTGCGTTAGCCATTATCTACCCGGTGTGAGTGTCGGTGGCGCCGTGTTCTTGACGGCGTCCTTGTATGCGTTGGAGACTGCACCAATACCTGAGGAATCCCACCATGCGGTGGCAAGTGCCGTCAGCGTGGTATCGTCGGTGCTGGTGTTGATCAGATGCTGGTCGGCAAGCGCCTCCGCCGAGGAGATGTACTTGTACTGGTGGAGAAACTGTACCGCTGCCTCGGCACGGTTCTTCGGTGGCAAGCTGCGGATGCTGTTCGCACCGTGTGCCTGCGCGTAGTGATACTGCCAGGTGTCGCGCTCCTTGACCATCTCGAGGTCGTGACGCCAGCTGCTGAGCTGGTTGCCTGAGATCCCAAGCTGTTTGGCCTGCTGTGGCATTTGCTCCAACGCGCGGTTGTACCGGAAGTTGATTTCGTCGGGCTTCGCCAGCATCTGCTCGAAGTCCTTGACACCCAGCGCGCCGGTTTCCTTGGCGCTGCGCAGGTGAGACACAGGAACTCCGAACTCCTGCAGAGCAGCAGGCAGCAACCCCTGCTTAAACGTGCCGCCACCCTTCTTGGACTCGAAGAGTGACTTGCCCACAGCGTAGGGTTCGAACCGCGAGATGAGGTCCAGTATCGGCTGCGTCAGTCGTTGGTTGCCCTTCAACTGCTGACCATACTTCGTCAGTCCTGTAAGCGCCTCGAGGCCTGCGCCGAGACCAGGTGATTCCATGCCCGCCAGCGATTCAGTCTGACCCTTAGTCGCAGCAGGCAACATCTGAAGCAGCTCGCCCGCCGTCTGTGCGGGGTTGATCACGCCACCCTCACCGAGCCATGGTGAATCGCCCTTGCCCATCGGCAGGTAACCCTCGAGCCACTGAGGCGGTAGACCTCCACCATGCTTCATGTAGTAGTCAGCGACGGCTTGATGGCCCTGCTGCCCCAGCTGCGACGCGATGCCGAACTGGATGGGATGCTGGAACGCGAAGCGACCTGTGTAGGTCGTAGCGCCTCGTGTCCATCCCCACGCAGTGAACATCTTCTGCACTGTAGCCCGCTCCATCGGGGACATCTCACTGTAGTCGATAGCCTCACGCTGTGCCTGCCGTGCGATGCTGCGGAACTTCGCGGGGTCGTTGTGCATGAGGTTGGAAACCTGATCCGCAGTCGTGTAGCCATCACGATGAAGCTCGTGGGCGAGGCTCATGCGACGGAACGGTGCGTCGTCCACAGCGTGCCAGAACTTCGCTGCCTTCTGCGTGAATCCCTTGGCGCCGGGGATTGCCTGCTCAAGCTTCACAGGTCCGAGGTGAGTGGTCTCACTACCTGCTGAGGCACGTGCAATGCCACCGCCGAAGTGACCCGCGCCCACAGCGTTGTCGTAGAGTGCCTTGTCTGTGGCTGAGAACTTCGAGTACTCGTTCTTGACCCAGAGCGCGTTGCGGACTACGTGCATGCCAGCCTGCGACAGGTGGAGGATGCCGTTCTGGAGCGCCCATGCGATGTAGCCAGGATGCAGGAAGCGACCAGCACGCACGAGCTGGGTCACATTGTCCATCGTGTTCACTGGCTTCTGCAGCATGCCGAGGCTGGGATCCTTCATCCGCATCTGATTCCAGGTGCGCTTCGGCATGAACGCGTACTCGTTCGGTGCCTCCCTGACCTGCTCAGCAGCTGTCGCGTCGTGAGTGTTCTGGACGATCGTCTTGTCCCACTGCCGACTGATGTTGGCCTCACTGTTGTAGGCCTTCGCGTTCTTGAGTATATCCTCCTTGGGCGGAGGCTTCTTGATCGCCACGTAGTCTTGGAGATTGTTCTCGATGTGCGGATTCCAACCCATTCCGCCCTCGTAGAGATTGTGCCACTCGTCGGCGTGAACCTTCGCACTGCCCTGACCATACGCGAGTCGCTGAATCTCACCGGGGTGGGGCTGGTTGCGAATATCCACGTTCGGGATCTGTGCTGTGTCGGGGTAGGGACCCTTGAGACCTGCCTCACGAGCGAGGCGAACCTCAGCAGCACCTCGCTCCATCTGCGTCTTCATCTCAAGGTCGCGGCGAATGAACTTACCGTATCGTCCCTGCGCGAGGCCAGTGAGCGGGTTGGGGATCTCGACGTCCCTACCCATGGCACGGAACGTGGGCTTCACGCCCTTCATCAGCGCCTTGACCGTGTACGGATCAAGGATCCTCGTCTGGATCAACGCACCGAGAGCACTCTTCGCTGTAGGCGGCATGACAGCGTATGGGTCAGTACGATTTGCTTCGCCCAACTTCTCGTTGGCCAGCTTCATCAGCTTGTCAGACAGCGCCTTTTCCGCGTCAGGCGTAAGTCCACCACCCTTACCGTGGAGGTTGATCTTCACTACCTGACCCGTCTGAGGATCACGGATGCCCGACGCCTGCAGCATCCCCTTGCCCTCAGGCATATCCGAGTGACCCAAACCTGGCGGTCCGAACAGCGACTTCTCGGGGTTCTTCGTGTGCGCGTAGATAGGCATGCGTGGGAAGTGGTTATCCGCGTACATGCCCTTGTCGTACTTCATGGAGTCGAAGCCGCTGAGGTTGAAGTGCTTGTCAGCGGGGCCAGTACCCATGAACCGCCGTACGCCGTGAGGTTCTGTGAGACGCTTGGCGACAGCCATCGTCGCTTCTGTCGGTGTCATCTCACCCGCGCGAGCAGCAGACAAGATGTCCGCGATCGAGCCACCCTTGAGCGCCAACGATGCACCGCCTGATGCCACAGGGAGGACGTTAGTGATGAGTCCGAACGGGTCTTCCTGCCACTGACGAAGTGGGTGGTTGATCGTCTCGCCATAGCTGTGGAGGAATCCCTTGCCTACCGTTGCGAAGTACGGCTCCTGACTCGGGATGGGTGTACCGCCTGGCTTCATGCCCATCGCCCTCGAGGTCTGCTGTCCAAGGCGTGCACCCGCCAACCCCGCATGCTTCGCCAAGTCGTAGAGCTGCGGTCCGAGGCCAACACCCGCAGCCGCTGCCTCAGTACCGATCTGCTGTGCCTTGCCAAGCACGGGGCCGATGACAGGAAGCCCCATCGCACTGACGCCGCCCTGCTCGATAGCACCGAATCCCCGTTGCGAGGCTTTTTCCTGCTGCTGTCGCGTGTAGTAGTCCTGCGCCTGCGAGGCAGTCACGCCCGTGCCGGGACCCCACTTACCCGCTGCGAGGTTCTTCGCCTGCTTGTTGAACTTGTCGATGCCCCATGCCTTGTTCAGCGCCTGAGCTTCTGGGCCTACCTGCCCTAGCAACGCCTGATGCTGACCCTGAAGAAACGGGTCCACAGCGAGGTGCAGATGCAGACTGGGCGAGGGGTTGGTGATGAGGTTCTGCACCTGCTTGCTAGCATTATGGAACTCCTGCGGGTTGTTGTCCGTGATGATGGACTTCGCACGCTGCTCGTTCTTGTTCAGCTTGACCTGACTCGGCGACGGCAGTGCCTGATGCAGCGCAGGACCAAGATGCTGTAGCGGGGCGAACAACGATCCGAGGCCGCCCATCATGCCAGGCTGTTGTCTCGTCCGTGCTTGTGCCACAGCTCCCATGTTGATCGGCGGTGCTGGTGATCCGAGGTGGATGTGTGGGACACCGGGCATCGGTGCAGGCAACCCGCGAGCCTGACCCCCAGGCTGACGAATACCGCCTCTGACACCCTGCCCCACCTTGAGCTTGTTCAGCTGTGGATCGAAGACTTCGCCGACTGGCATTAGGGATTGACTCCAGGTCCTGTAGCGTTGTGCGGCAGGTGTAGGATCCAGTCGATCAGGTTCTGACGCGACGCCCCACTCTTACCACCGATCTTGCCTGGGAATCCGTGATCACGTGCCACACCGTACAACTCGCCCATCGACATGGCGTGTAGTGTAGCTCCGTTGTAGTTCATGTTCTTCCCCGGTGACCATCCCTTGAGCCCAGTCTGCGCACGGATGAGGTTGACCGTAGCCTTCGCACCGAGCTGCGGGATCGTGCCACGTACCAGGTCGTACAGGCGGTTTGGATCGTGGATAGGTGTCGCTGCCCCACCCTGGCCACTCATCTGTGCCCACTGCGCGGGCGTCATGGTCTCATGGGCGATCTTGTAGTACTGCCCATTCTTCGGATCGAGGTACGCGCCAGCAACCTTGCCTACCTTGGCGAGTGCTGCCTGCGGAGTGTTCTTCGGGATGTAGTCGCGGTACGTGCGACTGACGGGCTTGCCTCCGCCCATCGCCGCTTCGACCACAGAGGCCGCATCCTTCGAGATGGCGTCGGAAACGCGTGCCGCACCGACCTTGGCCATCTGATTCTGATGCTGTGCCCGCTGGACGAACTCAGCCTTCGACAACCCCAGCCGCGCAGCCGCGATCTTGTCTGCTTGAGACATGTGCTGGATCTCAGCCTGCGTGCGTGCAGCCGTGATCCTGAGCGCAGTGCCGCGCTGCTGAAGTGTGATGCCAGCGCGCTTCGCAGCCTGCTGTGACAGCTTCCCACTGAGCTTCGAAGACGCGATCTGCTGCTGCTGAACCTTCCAGTCACGCGCAGCCTTCTGCTTGTCCAACTGCAGCTGCGTCTGATTCTGCGCGAACGACCTCTCCTGCTGGAGTAGATCGTTGAACGTCTTCCCGACGAGGTCTGACTTCGTGGCAGCGTTGGCGTCGATCTGGTCCTGGAGCGTCTTGATCTGGTTGTTGTAGTAGCTGTCCGACTTCGCAACGTCCTCAGTGTTGAGCGCGGGGAAGACCTGCCCAGCGAACTGTTGCGCCTCTGTGGTGTTCGCCAAGCCCGAGCCGAGTGCACCGAGCACGCCAGCACCCTGCTCGCCAGGTAGCGCTGCCATGTACGGCTCGACGCCCTGAGTGAACTGACCCGCTGACACAGGGCCACCGATCTGCTGCGCGAGTTGCTGTGCCTCAGACGCCTGCTGCTGGTAGAGCTGATTCATGCGTGTGCCCGCGGCCGCAAACACCTGTTGCGCCATGGTCGCGGCGTTTTCCTGCGCGCCCTGGACAGCCTGAGCGGACTGCTGAACGTACGGCAGGAGCTGACCGTACATCTGGTTGATCTCTTGCTCGGCTGCAGTCTTCTGACCTCCAAGGGTTCCGACCTGCGCCTGGAGCGGTGCGTTGGTCGCATTGATCTGCGCCGCTGCTTCAGACTGCGCGAGAGCCTGAAGCTGATCGACCGTGTACGGTGTGGTGATCGGGTTAGATGCGGTGGGTGCAGCTGCTGACATCAGACCCCCTGTGCGATCCGGTCGAGTGCCTCATGCACGGCGGCGTGAACCCAGTTCGGCATGGCGCGCGCCTTGCCCAACATCGCACCCGGGTGGTGCTGCATCCACATGTTCACGGCGGCGTCGTGCTGGCCCTGAGCCTGAAGCGCAGCAGCTGGCGAAATCGGTGGCGGTTGAATTCCGCGCACGGGCCCGCCCGCGTTGGGATCACCGGGGTACGCGACACCCGATCCGCCAGGACCGAACCAGTGAATGCCTGGTTGCCCCAAGCGTGCCTGTGCAGTTTGACGCAAGCCTGTGAGCAAGTCGTTCTCAGGCGGTGTCAGTCCTGAGCGTGGGACCACAGATTCGGGGCCAGCTTCACCGATGACTGCCTGTGTAGGCTGACCGACCTCACCACCACCAGCCATCAGTATCCCACCCGCCATTGCTGCCTGACCCCCACGCTGGTATGGCAGGAGTGAGTAGATGTTCTTGCTGGACTGCTGCGCTGTGGGCTTAATGATGCTACCAGGACCGTAGATCGGTTGAGGCGATCCAGCGAGTTGATCCATCTGAGCACCAAGTGACGCTGTAGTCATACCTGCGAGACCATAGGGGTCAGATGCAGATGGTGTAGTCGTGTTCCCACCTGACGAGGAACTGCTTGAGGAACTACCGCCAGCGGGCGTGATTGGGTTCTGTGTCGCTGCTGCCGCAGCGCGCGCAGCTGCTGCTGCGAGAGACGCGTTGTTCTGCGCGGCGTAATCGGAGATGGCTTGCTTCGCCTGCCCGAGGTAGTTCGCCAGGTCCTGCGGTAGCTGGTTCTCGATGCTGGCGATATCCGAGACGAATGGCTGCTCAGCCTGCGCCTGCATCTGACCACGCATGCCACTGAACAGGATGCTGTTCTGCTGCGCGTTCTGCGTGTTCTGCAGGATCGCCTGCTGCCGCGCTGTTTGATCCTGCGCCTCCTTGATCTGCGCAGCTGAGATGAGTGCGCCAGGGATGAACTGCCCAGTCGTCGGGTCGGTGTACCCCAGCTGCTGAAGCGCTGCACCGTACGCTCGCGCGAGGTCAGCCCGTTGCTGTGCATTCTCCTGGAGGTACTGGGCATCCGTCGCGCTGGCAGGTGCAGCGGACATCAACGCAGGACCCGCACCGTAAGCCATTGGATCGAACGGCATGGCGTACTGCGAGAAGTCCTCATTCAGTACTGGAGCTGTCAGTGGCTGTGCACCGCCTGTACCGCTCTGCGTCTGCGGATTGGCGTCAGCGGTTAGATCAAGTGCGCTCATGTTGTCTTCACCACCCAATCGAAGTTCAGCCCGCCCGCAGGAGCGACGACGGCTACGTTGATTACGAACTGATTGTTAGTCTTACCTGTGATCCAGAATGCATCTCCGCCCCACGCCAGAGCAACCTCCTGACTCACGGGCGTGACTGCCACAGCGTTCGGGGCACCAAGCGTATGGTTCACGGTCACGGTTGTCTGACCAGCGGGCATGTTCACACTGCCTGCTTGGATCGTCGCAGCTCCACCGATCGCAGCTATTTGGCTCAGGATCGAGGCGATCTGTCCGTCGTAGATGGAGTTGATGAAGTAGAGCAGCATGGTCCACGTCGTCCAGACCTGCTGCTCGGCAGGCGCCTTCCTGGCGGGCCTCTGTGGTAGTACGGTTTGCTTAGCCATTCAGGAGTTCCCTCAACTTCTGCTTGTCCTCGTCAGACATATCGCCTACCTGAGCAAGTAGCGGGTGCGGCATGTTGTCGTAGTCTGGTGCGTTCTTCTGACGCTCCTTCAGATCTGCGAACTCCTCATCGTTCATGGGTCGATGCACGAGCATCTCTTCACCTTCATCGTTCTCTTCGTACACGGCTACCTTCGGACGCCTAGCCAAGGCCATACACCGTGAATCGACCGGTTGACAGGTTAGGCCCCGTATTGGGCAGGAAGGTGAGCGTAGTCCACGCAGCGGAAATGTTGGAGAAGTTACCTCCGATGTAGAGGCTCGAGTTAGGCACGCTGTTCACACCGAAGCCCACGCAAGTGATGGCCTTGTATACCGATTGGGCGTAGTCGCTGATGAAGACAAAACCGCCTCCTCCGAAGCCCGTGTTCTGGCCGAGGAAGCCGATCGTCGTCGCCGAAGCGTTGGACGTTGCAGCTGCCGCGATGCTGCTTACCTGAGCAGTAACCTGCTCGCCGTAGTAACCCGTAGTCGCACCGTTCACTCGCATCAGCATGGTATCCAAGCCCGCGAGAGTGGAGGTGCACCGCCAGACGACGAGTAGATGCTTGGCAGTCTGCGGTAGTGAAGTTGTCGTGATCGAGGCGACTGGGAACACGACACCGGCTGCACCGGAATCGTAGAACATGGTGAGTGCCCCACCGCCACCTGCCGATAGCACGGGCCACGATCCATCCCCAGCGAGGTACTTCGTCGCGTCGTTCGGGAAGCCTGCGAACTTCGACGGCGCAATCGCTGCTGCAGCAGCCACATCTGCATTGACCACAGAGCCTGCGAGGCTCAGCTTGGAGTACGCGATTGCCGCTCCTGCTGCTATGTCGGCGTTCGCCCACGGGTAGCCTGCGAGTTTCGAGTTCGCCACTCCACCCGCCGCGAGGTTCGCTCCGTCGATGTTGCCGTTGAGGACGTTCTGAATCGCGGTGAAGTTCGCCAACACCTGAGAGACATCTTGCGGCTGACCTGAGACCAGGCTGCCGGGGTTGACAATGTTGTAGAGCGTCACTCACTTGACCCCATGAAGCTCCAAGTAAGCACGCACGCTGTCGGCGCAGACAACGTTCACAGCCTCACCCGTTCGACTGTCGAGCGTAATGCGGAATTCAGGAGCACCTGTGTTCGCCTCCTCAGGAGGTACATACGCGACGTGCAGATGCTCATGCTGACCGAGGAGATCGTGATCTCTGGTGGGAAGCTCACCCCATTCCTGCTCGTGGTAGCCCGCCTCGATGTGCATGGGCCGCCAGTTCCGCGCGTGAGCGACAAGCAACTTGCCATCGCGGTGAATCGAATGCTTCTTGGACGGTTTTGGTTTCTTAGCCGACATGAGACACCACGATTATCACTCCGTTTCCTCCTGTCGCACCAGCAACTGCGGTCGTAGACGTACACACGCCGCCGGTACCGCCACCTCCGTAGTTCGCTGCTGCACCCGACTGGAAGTTTCCTGTCGAAGACGTTGCGGCGTTGAAGTAGTACTGAGCGAGGACGGAATCTCCGCCGATAGACACGCCATCACCAGCAGCGAACCTCATGCCGTAACCGCCACCTCCAGTCCTGCCGTAGTCACCAGCAGCCGCACTACCGCCAGCGGTCACATACTGAATGCCTGCACCGCCACTATTCATGAAGGACGGTGCCGAACCCGTAGGCAGGAGATATGTACCTCCATTGCCACCAGTAGCCGAGCAAACCACAGTTGTGGCAGTGTCTGCAAAGGTAGTCTGACCGCCAGTGCCACCATTACCACCAGCAGACGACCCAGCAGCACCACCAGCACCAACTGCCACAGTGTGGGTGCCGATGTTGGTGTTGATGATCTTCGTCGACCAGCCACCGCCACCACCACCAATACCGATCGAGATAGTGTTGGAAGATGCGGAGGTCGAGTTGTTACCTTTACCCCCGCCGCCAGCAGCCTGGCACTGGATGTCCAACGACGTAGCGCCTGTGGGTGCAGTGTAGCTGACAGTACCCGTAAGGATAACCGTCCGCGCTGGAACAACTGTACCCCACGAGCCATCACCCTTGAGCACCTTGGTGGGATCGTTGGGATAGCCTGCGAACTTGCTAGCTTGGATTGCTGCGGTGGCGCGGATGTTCACGTCGTCGATCCCGCCGTTGAGCACGGTCTGGATCGCCTGGAAGTTGGCGACTACCTGACCAACGTCCTCGGGCTGCCCTGCCACCATGGAAGACAGGCCCACGATGTTGTAGAGACTCATGTGTTCCTCACTCCCAGTAGCTGGCCATCGAGGATGCACCCCAGGATCGACCACTGACCCGTCGGTCTCGAGTAGTCACGAGAGCCTACAGGGATAGTCATCGACCCAGCGTTGGGATCGGCGTCGTAGAATACCACAGTGATGAAGCGTCCGTACGCGTCTGGGTTCACGGTGGTTTCCTTGACATTGGCGTCAGGACCCCAGTTATCAGAGTTCCAGTTGTTGTTATTCCACATGTCCGTGCCCTGCGAGAGGTCCACAGATGCGGTTCGGTAGAGCGTGTTCTGGAAGTTTCGCTTGATTGAGACGTTGAACTTACCGCGGCCTAGGATTCGCATACGTCGGACGTACTTCGTCAGCAGTGGTGCACCAAAGTCGAACGCCGCTGTCTCCAGGATCGCCGTGAACGTTTGTCCATCGTCTTGCCCGATACCATCAGCGAACACCCAGTAGAGCTTGTTCGCCAACGTCGAGCCGCCGTACAAGCGGACCTTGTCCTGATAGCGATATACTGAGGCGCACGCGACTGGCACCCGATCCACACTCCACGGACCCAGACCACGAATACCCAGTGCCGTGAGCTCAGCGAGACGTGGATAGTAATTGATCTGCATGGTCGGGTAGGCTGCACCAATCTCAGCAACACACCACGAGATTACTTGACCGTAGGTGTAAGCCCACGCAGTCGCTAGGAGGTTGTAGTTGAGAATGTGCGGGTCGAAGATGGGGTCAATCTTGTACGAGATGAGGTCCGCTGGTGCGTCACCCGCCCACTTCGCCACACCTCGACGAGTGATGTAGTAGATGTCCGACTCGTGCTGGATCACGCCCCAGTGAGATTCAAACCCTTTCTCGTAGTCGTAGACACGGTTGTAGAACAGCGCGGGGTCGTAGATGATAGTCCCCGTGTTACGCTTGCCCACGATCAGATAAACCCCATCCGACGCGAGCCCACGTACCACATCGCCGTCACCATGGCGAATGTCGACCCAGTTCGCTGCAGGCCACGTCTCCGCATCACCAGGGTTACTAGAGTAGATGCGGTCAGGCAATCCGAACACACCCGCCACCCACATGGTGTCCTTGTAGAGGCGAATGTACTTACCCTTCGGTGCACTCGGGTACGTGGCGTATGTCGTGCCATCCCACGAGGAGTAGTGCGTGCCGTCGCAGAAGTAGCACTTGGAGTTGAACGTCTCCCACGCCATGGGCTGACTAATCGAGAAGCCTGACACCACGACAGGCGTCCACACGATGGGGTTAGCTGTGGGATCGGTGGTGTAGTACACCGCCCCAGCTGAGGTGTGCACCATGAGGTGTGGTGCTACAGCATCGCCACGGTTGAAGACGTAGGTGCTGATGATGCGATCACCTGCTGCACCCACAGTGCCCATGTTCTGGCAGCCAGCACGCTTGGAGAAGCCGCCTCTCTCGTCGAAAAGCCCATTCTCCGCTCTACGAACCTCGACGTTCTCGAGGAGGTTCGGGGCGTCCTGAATGTTGAGGCCCTTCTGGAAGCCCTGGGTTACGACCTCAACTTCTTTTACGTCGGCGACTTGCGGCAATTTTCTTCTCGATCTTCTCCCGCTCTTCGACGGGGATGTAGGAGTCCTGATCCATGACGATCATGTCCGCGATGTGAGTCTCGTTCTCCAAGCTATCGTGGCCTGTGGTATCGACCATCTCATCCACGAGACCCAACTTCTTGACCTCCTGGCGTATGTACGCCTCGAGCGTCTTGCCCTTTGGGTTTTCCTTCCACGCCTCGACCCACGCAGTCACGTTTTGGCGGTCGACGGATATCTCGTTAGCTGCTACAGCCATTGGTTGTCCGGGACTACCCGCTCCTGTTGTTCCTCCATGGTCCACACATCGTCCTGCAGCATGTCCATGATGGCCTCGTCTACGCGTGCCTGCGCCTCAGCCGCGAGCTGCAACTCGTGGGCGCGACGGTGACAGCGGACTAGCGCTGCATCGAGGATCACTTCGTCGAGGATCTGTGGTGTGGCGGGCGTGTCTGTGAGCGCGACCAAGTCTGCGAGGTAGTTCTTGAAGTAGATCACGACCTGGTACGTGGTCTGTGCAGGCGCAAGCAAATAGATCTGCTCGTTGAAGACGTAGTACCAACTCGGGTTGGTGGATCGGTTCGCTGGATCGGTCAGGTCGAGGGGAAGCCACTTCCGCTCGAACGCGTCCTGCCGCATCACGATCAGCTTCTTCCGGTACGGATTCGTGAGAACGTAGCATCCGACTACGTTGTCAGCACCCAACGGTGTCGCACCTGCGAGCGCGATAGGTGGATCACCGGGGTTGACCGTGAACGTCTTGCTGTACTCCTCCCACGACCATGGGTACTTGCGAGCGATGTAGCGATACGCGAGGTTGATCATCTGCGACCGCTCCACAGGCTGGAACCCATCGAACCCACGCGCTACGAGTGCAGCGTCGTAGTCCTGGAACTGTAGCTGTCCGCTAGCGCTTGGCACGCTGAGTCCTTCCCTTGTTCAGTCCGACAGTCAGCGGGAGTGATTCACCGCGGCCCTCCCGCTTCAGTGCGTAGGCCATCTCCTCCGCAACTTCGCGCAACTGCTCCTTGCTATGCTCGTCCTTCGCTTCCTGAAGCGAGTCGTGAGCCTGTTCCGCTTCGTCGTAGGGGTCGATGTACGCACGGCCGTGACTGTCGGATCTTAGGAGACGCTCTAGAGCGCGAGGATCAAGCTCGACGCATGTGAACACGAGTCGATCAGTGCCGTCCTCACAATGCTCTACGAACGCGTATGGCTCTGGTGAGTCGGGCAGCAGCTCGATCGTGATCCGCCGCCCGTACTGTTCGCGGACTTGGCGGACGATGGATAGCACATCGTCTTCGAGCTCGATGACACCGTGTTCGTGGTTGTACCAAGCCTTCATCGGCAGCATTTCCATCGTCCGCCTCCTATCCCGGAGAGTGGCCTACGGGATGTCGTCCGCGAGGTTGTAGATCGCTCCCTGCGTCTTCCGGCGGAAGCAGCCCAGATCGCAGTACTTGTAGAGGGTTGCCTTGTAGGCGTCGGTGTCGGGGTTCTCCACCTTGCGGAGGATCGCACCGTCCCTGTTCATCCACCGGAAGTCGTTCCCGTTGAGCTGCACCCACAGGAAGTCGTCGGGGCGGATGAGGAACATGTACTGCTTCGGGCAGTCGTCGTCGAACAGCATCGGGAACCCGTTGTAGTCGATGTACTTGAAGCCACCGTGCATGGTGCCGGCGTTGGCATCGTTCCACCGCTTCTGGGCCTTGAGCGTGTTCACGTACCGACGACGGATGCCCCTCGTGGTGAGGAGCAGTTCGGTCTCCCAGCCCTCGGCGCCGATCTGGTCCAGCATGAGCTGGCCAGCGTCTTCGTCGAAGGTCGAGTTTCCACCGTCCGCCTGCTTCGCCTGCCAGTACTCGTTGCCTGCCACCGACGCGTCGATGGAGTGCAGGACGTAGTTCTGGGAGAGATCGCTGCGGATGATGTTGCGGAGACCGTTGATCTCCTGCTTCCAGTTGCCCTCGACCGCGAGCACGTGCGTGCCAGGGACAGCCGTCACGTCGGAACCGCTGTAGGTCACCACACGAGTGGCACGTGTGATGGCGGTGATCTGTACGCGAGCAGCGAGAACCGCGTCCGTGCTCTGGTTCACGATGTCCACGTACATGCCGACGCGTAGGTACTGCAGGTTGTCGACCGTGACCGTGTTCGAGCCGTCAGCGGTGATCTGGCACAGCGTACCGCGCTGATCACCGAACGCCTGACGGTTCATGTCCTTCCGGAGATCGTTGACCGCACCAACGGTCTCCGCTTCGAGCAAGCGCAGGTACGCGCCCAGATTCCGCTCCGTGACCTCCATGGAGAAGCCCGTGAGCTGGATCTGCTTGTACTCCTTGCGGACCTTGTCGAGAATGTCCGCCCATCCCTGCTGACCCGGTGTAGGCAGCGTCGCACCCTCAGCGCGAGCCGTACCTGACTCGTTGCGGGTGACGTGGAGCGCGATGACCCACTGCCGGCCTGCGAACTCGACCACGTCCGCATCCTTGGAGATCCCCGTGTAGTCCAGGGTCTCGCCCTTGGCAGCGTTCATCGTCCCCGCGCCCGCCTCCAGCTCGGCCGGCGTGTACCCGAAGAGCAGGATGGCACGCTGGTTCACCATCTCCCTGACCACAGGGAGGTAGTAGTTCTGGAGGATCGCGTCAGCTGATGTGGTAGTCTGTACCATCTCTCAGCTCCTATCTAACCGGGAGAGCCTTTGCCCAGGACCATCGCCCGGGCAACTACCGCGTTTAGAACCGCGGAGTTGTTGGCTAGCTCGGTGTTGGGCGAGTTACCCGCTCCGTTCTGGTAGGCCTTGATCTTCTGGTTGACCTGATCGTACTCGAGGATGTACCCGATCTTCGCAGCCGAGAGATCCACAAACACGATCGTTCCACCAGCACCAATGCCCAACGCTGCGGGACTTAACGACCAACCACCAGGCGACGGATAGGCGTTGTCGAACGTAATGTCGACTACCTTCATCCACATGTCGCCAACAGAACCGCGGCCCTTGATGCTGTATCCAAGTGCCATCAGCTCTCCATTTCGATTCCGGGTAGACGCCCTGCTCGGATGTCGGCCATGATCTGCTTGTTCGCCGCACCGAAGTCCTTGAACTCCTCCGGGGGCGAAGGCGCAGCTGCACTACCGGGCACCGTGCGAGGCGTTCCCGACTTGCCCGACTGAACGGCTGACCCAAGGGAATGATCCCTGTCCTCGAGGTACGCAGTTCGCGCAGCCTCTGCGAGCTGCTCAAGGGTCTCGTACCCGCCACCAGCGGCAGCGGACGAGATCCATACGAGCTTCGTGCGCTCGGGAACGTCGAGATTGTCCTGTTTATCCAGGCCGTCCCAGTGACGAACCACGATGTCTAGACGCGCCTGACGGTCGGCCTCCTCACGCTCCTGCATGATCTGGTCGACCTGAGCGAGTCGCTGAGCCACCTCGGGAGGAATAACAGCACCATCGTTGCCCCCGTCCTCGTCGCCTTGAGCGCCAGCACGAACAGTGGCGGCATCTGTGGTGAGCAATTGCTTCATCACTGCCTTCTGCTCGTCGGACAAGTCCTGTTGGCTGTCGATTAGGGTGCCAATGATGCCCTTTGGGTCCTGCACGTAGGCGGCTTCGAAGTTCGCCAAGCGAACCGCGGAGTCCGGTTCGATGCCGTATTCTTCCAGAGCTTCGTAACCCTTGAGCGCCTGGTAACGGCTGTTTACCTCCTGGAATCGGGAGTACGGAATCGTCTCAGGAGGGCCCTGACGACCGGTATCGGTGTTATCGCCCCGCGGCGTGTCGTCAGCGCCTTCCGTTCCGGTACCCGGTACTGCAGCGTCGCCCTCGAGCCCTCCCTCGGCTTCGATCGCGGCCTGCATCCTGTCTGCCATTTCACCCACTGTGATCCTCCTGGCCTACGATTTTACGCCCTCGTTGGCGATTGGGCCTGCTGGTACGGATTTCCCCGGTTCGCGTGGGCCACTCGGACGATGGTCGGCACGAAGCTCCTCATCGCGCATGGCCATGCGCCGGGCGCGCTCGGGAGTCATACGATACGGAATACGCTTCTCGATGCGGTCTTCGATCTCCGCCTCGAGTACGTCCCGCTTCTCCTCGAGCAGCCTTCTCACGTCGTCTACCTTGACATACGAGCCCTGACTCGTCTCGATAGCCACCTCTTGGATGGCATCGAGTGCTTCGTTCAGGTTACGTATGTCTCTAGGCAAACTCCGCCGGCCTTCCGTGCGTGTGGATCTCCTTGAACGCGTCCAGTGGCAAGTACAAGAGCGTGCCCTGTCCGCGCTCCTTCACCGTCAGGCTCGCACCTGGCGGCAGGTAGGTCTCGACGATCCCGGTGTCGGGGTCCTGCGCGACCGTTGTCGGGTACTCGACCACAGCTGCGATCTTGCCGTCCAGCTCGTCGGGTACTTCCTCGTGATCACCGTCGAGCACGACCCACGACTCGGCGTTCAGCGGAGCCAGATGTTCACCTTCATACTCCGCGTCCGGGTCCTCGATGTTCGCCAGGTCAGGCTCGATGGGACGCCGCTCAGGAAACTGCTCAGAGGCGACCGCGCCAGGAGAGCTGTCGTACGCTTCCTCCTCGCCAGTCTCCTCCTCGTCAGCACCCTCTTCCTCGGCGCCCTCCTCGTCCCCCGACTCGTCAGCCTCAGCTTCGTTGATCTTGTCGACCAGTTCCGCCTTGGTGTCGGAATCGTCGTACTCTACGCCTAGCTCGTCGGCCTTCGCCTGAAGCTCTGCCTTCGAGTAGTCGCTGTAGTCCTCAGTCACTCTATTTACCTCCCTTCTTCATCCGTGACCGTGCAGCCTTCGCTACATCTGAGCCCATGATGGACGCGTAGCAGATCGCGTAGGCGTTCTTGGCATTACCCTTCGCCTTCACGTCACTGACGCAACGATCCATACGGGCCCACATGGATTTGGGCATGTTGGCGTACGGCATTACCTACCCGGCCTCGGACTCGCTGGGAGGGCAGGTTCACGGCGTGCCGTCAACTGCGTCTGACCGCCCCCGATGATATCCGGGACGGCTGTCTGCTGCCTTGTCATGCCAGGTGGTGCCATGGGCGGTGGGCCTCCATTACCCGCGGGAATACCGCCTGCCGATTCAGGGGCGCCCTTCGCGGCCTGCAGTGCCTGGGCCTGTGCCGCCTGTTGGTCGGCCAGCATTTTCTGGTGTAAAGCAACATGTTCGTCGAAGAGCCGGACGATACCAGGGTGAGAAACCTGGAGACGGTCAAACTCCTCATCCATCATTTGCATGGTGTGGTGCTCGATATGCGTCGCGTGGTCCTGCCACGCCTTGACCGGGATCGCCGCGCTGACAGTCTGCTCAGCCTGCTCCGGCGTAGCATCCCGAGCCAAATGGAACATGCCCATCGCCAGACCGTGCAGCATGATGTTGTTCTCACGGTTAGCCTGCGCGATGTTCATGTCCTTGAGTGAGGGAGCGCCACTACCTATGTCGAGCATCTCCTCGATCTGCTCCGGGTCAGTGAGAATCCCGAGGCTGACGAGCTCGAGTGTGTACTGCTGCTTCGCAGCCTTACTACGAGGCATGGCGCTCCCAGCCTGGCAGATGACCTGCGTGTTGTCCTTGAGGTTGGACCCCTTGAACTTCATGGCATCGAAACGCCCGTCAGGGCGGTAGAACTGGATGATGCGATCCACCACGTAGAACTGAGAGAAACGCTCGAGCGTGAGTGAGCCTTCGAGGGCTATCGCATATTCCATATTCTCGATGGTCGGGGCAATCTTCGTATCGTCCTCCTCCTGGAGGTAAGCGACCGCGACACCACTTCGCACCCCAGTAGGCACGTTTCCGTGGGCGACCTCAGACTGCCCCGAGATTTCCATGATCTGCTCGCGCAACCCGGCCAGCAACGACTCGACCTGTGCAGGCAACTGCAGACCCTGGATTGGCTCAGGAGGCGGTACATTAGGCACGTGTACGTAACGGAGAATCGAGCCCGCAGCCGCCTTGATCTGCCCCTTGACCTTCTGCTGCGTAGCAACCCGCCACATCGGGTTCGCCATGTAGTCCTTCGCCTCGATGAGCTGGCTGACGATCTTGTCCACCTCGAGGTTAGGACCCCGAATGTGATTGACCACAGTGTCAGGCCAGATGGACGTAGCCTGCGGAATGTGCTGGAAGAAGACGAACGGAATCCGCGCGTCCTGGAACGGGAAGCCAGGCGAGGCGTCGATTATCCGATTCTGACACCACCGCACGTACTTGCCGTTCTCGAGGTACGAATTGCCCCTGTAGACCTGTGGGACGAGCCAGAATGTGTGGATGTAGCACGCATTGTCCTGGTTGCCCCCGGTCATCATCCAGTTACCCCAGCCCGCACGCTGCATGACGCGGCGTTCCATGGTCCCGAGGTTCACCTGCTCCGGTTGGATATCCCTCGCAGCCCTCCCATAGAGGCCGCGAATTACGTCCACGTCCGCAACCTCCGTGGTGATGAGATCCTTGAGCTCGTCGAAGTCCAACGCGGTCTCGTCGGGGAACAACTGAAACGGGGAGTAAACCTTGAACTCCACCTCACCAAGTGGGAAGTTCACTTCTGGGGCCTCGTCGATCGTGCCATCGTCGACCATACGCTGGATTTCCTGTTTTCGGACAGGTGAGAACGTGGGGTCACCGGTGGCAGGGTCTATGATGTAGGAAAGACGGCCTGCATCGTCGTTGTGGGAGTCCCACCCGACGTAAACAGCGCCAATTCCGCACTGAATCATCCACCACAGGGCTTGTTTGCGCAGCCGAGGCAGTTTGAACTTCCATTCTGCGTAGTCAAGCGCGCTGCGGCCCACCTTCACGGCCGCCAAGTCCTGCGGATCGTCGGAATTAGCAATTACGTCCGTGATCGGACGGCTTTTCGTCAATTTTGAGAGCTCGGTCCGAGCCACCGACAGCGCATGGTTGATCACCATACGCGGTTTCTTCTCCTTGGCATCCACAACCGGGTCAAAAGTCGGGTCGCGGTCGACGTAAAGCGCTCTCATGGGGTCCCACGTAGCGTAGTGGTCCCCAGCAACCAGCGCCAAGTTGTTCCACCAGACGATTTCCCAGCCTCTGCGGTTCTGCATCCTGCGCTCACGAGCGGTCTCAAGCGCCGCCAGAAGATCAGCGTCCTTGGTACACTCGCCAATTCTCATGTCTCAGGCTCCTCCTCGGCTGGAAAATCCTCCAAAAGTATCTGTCTTTCCTCAGCCGCTCGCCGTAAATCGTTCTCACCATAGGAGCGACTGACACCCGGCACCTCCAAGACGACTGTAGCTTCCTCTTCGGGGAACTCCTGACCACCTGTATCGGCTTCCTCAGCGAGCTGGTAACTCTTGAAGCTCTCGAAGTCCATCGCCATCAGGCGGTCAAGGATCTGGTCGATTCGCTTCCCATCGTTCTGATGCACTCGTTCGAGCGTTGAGAGTGCGTTGGCCAGAGTTTGAGAGACGCTCTGGAGAGATAGGAATACGCTGATCGAGAATACAACAATGGTGACGATGACAAGTCCGAAAAGCGCCCAGGTCACGTCAGGGACTCCACTGCACGAGCGCGGCGTACTGCACTCTGTTCACGGCGGGCTCGGATGTCGATCTCCGCGTCCTTGTCGTGGAGCTTCTTCTCCAAGCGCTTGATCTGCTTCTTGAGCTCCTTCTCCGTGTCGGGCGAGATCCAGCCCGCCGTGACGGCGACTAGGGCAACGCAGTCCATGCACAGGTAACCCGAATCACCCCAGTTGTACTCGAGACCCAGGTCGAGGAAAGGCCCGATCTCTCCCGTGCGACCATCTGGGGTGTTGCCTCGTCCGCACTTCATGCAGGTCGCAGGCGGTAGCGTCATGCGCTCCACCAGGCTCACGTTGTGGTTCATGTTACCTACCCCCTTGGGGCGGACGCAGTGTCCAGGTTGGGATTGTCGAACTTGAGTACGTAGTCGTTGTCCACCCACCAGAACTCAGGGATGGTCTCAGGTGCACCGTCAGGGCGATCCTCGGGCTTGCTGCCTTGGACGCGCCAGTCGATCCAGTCACGCTCGGAAGGTGTCATACCCTTCCGCTTGGCGATGTTGTGGACTTCCTTCTGGTAGTCCCACGCCCACTGCGGGATGTCGTTGGGGACACCAGCAGGGCGTTCGCTGTTCTCACGGGACGTACACTCGTACCACTCAAGCCAGTCCCACAGCCATGCAGGTGGGTTCATGTAATCCTCGCCTCCTCCGCCGCCTCCGGCATAGTTCTTCGCCATCTTGAGTACGTCGTCCATCGGGAAGCCGCTGCCACAGTCGTGATGCCCCCCGCCCCAGGATCCAAGATCCTTATGCTGACAGACTCCACGCCCAGAGCCTTGAGCTTGAGCGGGGGACAACTTGGTGATCGGAATGCCGAACTTCGCTGCCTCTTCCGCGATCCACTTCGCGCAGTTCTCCAGCATCTTCTGATGCTCGTTGTGCCAGGTAGACTTGGTCCACGAGGCGAAACCGCACAGCTCAAGTTGAACAGCGACGGGATTGGCGTTGGCCGCTGTCCACGCCTTGTTGTTCCGCTTGACATACTCACCCACAGTGTTGACCTTGTCGTCCGCACCACAGTGGCTGGACACCTGACTGCTAGTGGACGCGAAGAAGTTGCCCAACTCCTCGATCGTCCTTGCACCCTCAGCGGTGTGGATCACGATCAGCCGTACGCCAGCACCACCCCGACTGGAATAGTTAGGCGAAGGTATCTGTTTGCGCGTCAGCGGCATTGATCTCCCTCCATCCTGGCCACTCGTCTTGGTCGTCGACCTGCCGCGCCCATGGCTCATTCACTTCGTTGCGCGGCTCAGGCATCGGCCACGGCCAGTCGATGTCCCCGTGCTCCTCTTCTGTCGGCATGTGCCCTCACTTCCAGTTGTCGAAGGTGGGACCCGTGCAGCCCAAGGCAGCGACTCGCTTCTTGATGTGTGCGCGGGCTGTGGCAGTGTTGTTGGCACGGCCCAAACTTCGGATCGCGTTCTCCGCGCTGAAGCCCTCGCCGGTGCACTTAGTGATGGGGAAACTGCCATCAGACCTGGCAGCTCCGCTCGCTGCGAGCTTCTTACGAATCGCGGCGTTATCTTGCTGAGCCATGTGGGTCCTCCTCACCCGACTGTAGACGCGTAAGTGCCTGGTCTGTAGCCACGAGCAAGAGACCGCTCGACGGCAAGTTCGAGCTCCTGGTCGAAGTGGGCGTCCAGTTCTGCAGCCTCGGCGTCAGCAGCGGAGCGAGGCCTGCTCGCCACCTCAGGATCAGGAAGTTCATCCATTGCAACGAGGATGTGTCCGAGGCAGTCGATGTTGTGGTCGTCCTTCTTGCGTGGCTTTTCTGCGGAGTCTTCTTCGGTGAAGTTCGTTCGCTGCGGCTTCCATCTGTACTGTGGGAGGTATTCTCGCAGGCGCGGCACCGCCTCATCGTCACGGAAGATATAGAGGCGAGGAGCTCCCTCAGGCTTGCCCTCCACAGTCCCGAATGGATATAGGTGTCCAGCAGCGGGTCGAAGGTACTCGGTGATCCGAGATATCCGAGCGGTGGGGTCTCGATCAGAGAACTCAGGGTAAAGTCCGTTCTCTCCAAGAAGATCGTAGACAGACTTCCCGTCAGTGGTGGATCGGATTCTTGCCTCGGGTCCAACAAGACGGCGGAAGATCTCTTCATCCGGCCCTCCCCAATCGTCCTCAGCTTCAGCCGCGAACGTCATTTGCGACCACCATTCGATCGTCTGATTTGGCTCCAGGATTTCCCTGTAGACGTAGCAGTTACCGTCATAATCACGAGCCAGCCAGAACGAACAACCCTCATGCCGCATACCTGGATCGAAGCACCACCAACGCTCCCAGTCGGATGGGATGCGGAATGGGTCTATCTCATGCACGTCCGGGTTGTAGTCGATGAAGATCTGCCCCGTGAAGACGTCGTGGCTACCTTCGATGAAGCGTTGGTACCAATGCTGAGGGAGGCCATCAAACTGCTCGAGGTAGTCATCGGGCAGATTCGGGTTGTCGAACATCGTAGCCTCGATGCACTTGTACCGCTGCTTCTTGCTCGCGGTGCGTTCGGGGTCGATGAAGTAGCGCCACAGCCAGTTGTGTCCGTTCGGGTTGAACAGAAGTAGCCCCTCGCGGGGCGAGTGGTTCTGACGAAGACGTCCATGGATCTTCAGCAGGATGTCTTCCTCGACCTCCTCGGCCTGATCGAGCAGGAACAGCCCAAGGTTGTAGTTCTCGAGCTTCGCTGGATCGTCGAGCGGCAGTCCGTGGATGCGTGAGCCGTTGATGAGCTCTATGTAGAGATCACTCACGCGGTACTGTCGGATGACCGACTTCGGAATGCCCGTCCACCCAGTGTCCTGAGTATCGCCGTTCACTAGCATGTCCCACGTCGTAGACTTCAGCTCCGGACGTGTCTTGCGGCTAACGATACTGTTGGTGCCTGGGTACTCGATCAGGCGGAGGAAGAACTCAACGCAGCCTGCCGTAGTCTTCCCGTTACCCCACCCACCACAGAACCCACGGTACTTCGCTTTGAGGCCGTGGAACTCCTGCTGCTTCGGGTTGGGTTGATAGGGAAGATCGACTGTGGCGCTTGTCTTCATCTACCAGCTCTCGGTTCTCCAAGAGGCCGTGATGGTCTTGGTGGCTGCGTTGTTGTTCTTGATCTGGAACTGCACCTTGTCGATGCCCTGGACGTTGTACTGCTGCACGGCAGCGCTACTCCCCGATGCGAGCGTCGGAGGATAGCCGACGTTGGGCACAGCGGGTAGTGGGCTCGTGAGCAGCGTGATGCCGTCAGCAGCGTAGGGGAAGCACTGCACGGCGAGGTCACCTGCAGCTGCGGCACCCGCCAGGGACGCCTCGATGGTCACCCAGTCCGCTCCGCCCACAGGTGCATCCATCGTGACGGTTGCGCCGGTGGCGACGCTCTGCTGTGCGGCGGGGATCTTGCCGCGTGTGATGGTCTGACCGACCAGCGCGTTGTACTGGTCGATGGTGGTGAACACCCACCGCGTGACGAGGAAGATCAGGAACGCTAGCATGTCAGCGGTGGTTCGTTTGCGGTTGACGTGCCTGCGGGCATGGGGAACGGCGGGTTCATACCAGCGGCGCCACCGTAATCGCCACCAGCGTCTCCGTCGCCGTCACCGTCGTAGTTACCGAGCCTCACGTCAGGGCCACCACCTGGGGCCCCACAAGGATCAGCGCCACCTTCCATGCCGTCGTCCTTAGTTGCCATACGGCTTCCATCCTTTCCGGGTTGGGGGCTTCTTGGGGTTGCGCCAGGTCTGCGTAGCCTTGCCTCGGGACGAGGTCCAGCTACTTGGCCCGACACCGTGTGAGCGAGGCTGCTGGAACACAGACCGTACCTTCTTACGCGGCATGAGCTTCCTCCCACGCGGCTCTATCCCTGGCGGCCGTGCTGCGTCCTTCTCGCTTCGCTCTCTCACGACAAAATCCGACGTCGATTCCTCCTTCGCGCACGCGCAGGGGGGGTTCATTGAAAACGTGAATGATTGAAACGTGCAACGATTGACGTTGTGAACGATTGTCACACGCAATCGTGTGCGGATTCAACGATTGTGATATGTTTACACAATCATTACACGATGACGTGTGTACGTGTGCAATAATCACGTTGTGATCAACGAACACACGAAAGGGGGTGACGACATGGCAAAGACGATGACGCCGACCGAGCTGGCGCTTGAGCTGAACGTATCGCCCAAGACGCTGCGCGGGTGGCTTCGCAAGCATCACACGCGCCCTGTGAACGTGAAAAACACTTCGTGGGCGCTCGATGCGAAAACGTGCAACGCTGCACGTAAAGCGTTCAAGCGCGACGCGTAACGCGCTCGATCGTGTGTGTGACGTACACAATGTGTGCGTCACACACACACACAACGAAACGACGTGCCCATGACAATCGTCCTGCTCATCATCATCGCCGTGCTGCTCATCGCCTACTACCGCGCCTGCAACCCGCCCGATTGACGCCGACGCCTGACCGCGATCCGCGTCGAACCGTGCCCCGTGAAAACGGGGTTCGGTTTTGGTGCGGCGGTGGCGCGGCCAACTAACTGAGGACCCACATGGATCCTCCACCAGAGGCCTGTCCTCGACCAATCGGTCTTGGAGATTCGAGGACACGCGAGGCACCAAACGGTTGACAATGGTAGCCACATGCGTCATGATGTGTTTGTGATCAACGTCAACCGACATGCGAAAGGAGGTGACGAAATGGCGACCAAGTCCAAGACCATGACCCCGAAGGAACTCGCGTCCGAACTCGGAATCGACGCGAAGGTCCTGCGCGGATGGCTCCGCAAGGAACATCCCCGCGCCGCCGAGGCCAAGAACACGTCGTGGGTCATTCCTGCGAACGTGTGCGCTCAGGCCCGCAAGGTGTTTGCCAAGAACAAGGCAGGCTCCGCGAAGGCGTAGGCCGAACAACATGGGGGACCTCATTACGCGGGGGTCCCCTTTGTTGTGGGCAAGTGCATGGACCACAGTGGGTGTGTGGTCGAGCCCACTAACTGAGGACCCACTAAAGGCCTCCACCAGAGGCCCGGGCCTTATGGAGTGTGTGGTTCTCCCGGCCATTTAGCTGTCAGGTCTGGCCACATTGGCGAGGTTTACGGTCACATTCACGGCGCCTTGATCTTGATCCTTCGTGTGCCGACCTGTCAATTCCAACGCGAGACGCGCGGCATCGACTCGACCGCGCTTAGCTCTGCGCGAAAGTCCAACGAGGATCGCAGAACTGTCCATGTCGAGGTCCACGACCGCGTATTGCCAAACCAGATCGCGGAACTCCTGACTGTATTCCCATCGCCGCAACTTTTGCCGAGCCGACGATAAGCGCTGCTCTTCGGTCCTCGCGGCGCCATTCGCGGGATATAGGTGGTCCAACAGGGCGCGAGCTATCTGGCTACGCTTATATCCGCGGCCATACAGCTTCGCTGCCGTGATTCGGACGTCGGACCACTCCATCTTGGCCGAAAACTCCGCGTGGTGGTCTATTTCGGCCTCAGGAACCCCGCTGGCTCTTTGCAACTCTGAACTCGTGATCTTTTTGGCCGGAACCGCTGAGTTTCGTCTCGCCTTACGCCCTGTCCGATGTCTGATTCCCATACGGGAATATTACCAATCCGCTGGGACCTTTCCGTGCGTCGGACTCCCCGTTGGCTCTACGCATCTTGGGCATTAGGTAGGAAAGGGATGGACATGGAGAGTTGACGTTGGCGTCAGGATTGTGTATGATGTTCATGCACGTTCATGAACCTTGTCAACCGAAAGGAAGTGCCCCGTGAACGAATCACGGATCCTGTTCGAGGACGATATGTCCGACGACCCGTACGGCACCGCGATCGCGCTCATGAAGGTTGTGCTCGATCATGCGCTGGCCGACGACGCGCAAGGCAAAATGTCCGACGACGAACACGGCAACCTCGTTGCCATCGACGAACTCATCCACACCCGCGACAACTCCTAACGAAAGGAACCACACATCATGCCGAACGCACGCTGGGCTGCACCTGACCTGAACGAGGCAGGAATCAGCCGCATACAGGAGATCGTGTCGGAACTTGACGGATTGTGGTCGACGCCGACGCAATTCACGACCCGCGACGAAATCGACTCCATGACTCCCGAACAGGCCGAGATGGTCCGCATCCACACGCGAAGGATGCTCGTGATGCAACTCCTATACCAAGAGTTCCACCAACACGAACTCGACGATTGCGGCGACTACCTGACTGCCGCAACCGACAACTGGGCCGCATTGTTCGGGACATTGTGGTCTGACGACTTCCAGGATGAACTTCCGATCACCAAGGAATTCCTCACCAACTTCGACCGATTCCCCGAAGGCGGGTCCGATGGCGAAATCCGTTATTCGCTCCTGTCCGACGAACTCTTCGACCAATTCCGTGACGAAAGGACTGACTCATGACCGATTCCACACAACTCGCGAGGGTCCGTGTGATGATGCACGACCTGGGCCGCATCGCGGGGGTTGCTCTCGAAGGCGCAATCCCCGCTGTACCAATCGAAGGCGCTACTGGCATCAACGGCGACTACCTCGAGGACATCACCGATCAGGTCGTGGTCTTCATCGCCGAACTCGTACAGGCGTTCATCAACGCAGGATCCGAAAGGGAGGTCACCTACGAAAACGAGGAACTTCGTCACGCAATTTACGAGGAACTCCGTGGCTGGTCGACACGATACGACGAAGACCAAGACAACGACGAACCCGAACACCACGCGCACTGAAAGGAACCCATGCCTAACCCACCCATGAATCCCAACAACTTCCTCGTCGCCATGCTGGACGCCTACATCGAATGGCTGAACATGTGGAACGAAGCCGACGAACTGAACGACAACGACTTCCGTCACACCATGGAGATGTTCTCCGCCAACAACCCACACATCGTCGGGATTTGCTTGACCGGGGCCTCGAACTCATTCCAACGCGTGCTTGTCGAGGCTTGCGTGTACGACGGCGACGATGGGGGGCCAACCGATCTCACCGCGTGGTTTGAACTCGATACCGTGAACGGGACCAACGCACTCGAACACATGATCCAAGGGTTCGACACCATGCTCCAATTCATCATCAAGGACGGCAAGCCCGTCAACCTACCGTAAGGAGATCACATGCCACGCAAACGCACCGCACCTACCACAGAGCCGGTGGTGGAATTCACCGTGACTCGCACCTTCAAGGTCTCTCTGCCCATCTCATTTATCCGTGAGGAACTCGAGGACCGTGTGAACGAAATGGCCTACGAATACGATGCCGGTGGCGATCACCAGGGGATGGTAGAACTCGTCGGGGTCGAAATCAAGGAGGCGGGGGCCTAGCGCCCCCACTTCAACCGCGGCCATATGGAATTTGCCTCACTACGTCCCGCGTCGGCAGCCCCGAGCCCACTAACTTAGGGCCCACGTGAAGCCGCCACCAGAGGCCTGACCCACGTTGGTCAGAAACGGACAGTTGACGACGGTGCGCGGATCGTGTATGATCGTAATGTGACGTTTGACAACTCAGGAGAGGAGGTGATACCAATGCAAATCGGATTCACAGGCACTCAACGCGGTATGACTGATGACCAACGCGTCGCCGTAGAGTCCTTGTTGCGGGCACTCGACGCAAGCCACGTTCATCATGGCGACTGCATCGGGGCTGACGCTGAGTTCCACGCACTCGCGGTTGCGCGTGATGCACGGATCGAAATACACCCGCCGACTGATTCCAGTAAGCGCGCGTGGTGCAAGGCTGACACGATGTGGCCTGATCACGGCTACATGATGCGGAATCAGCACATCGTCGATTGCTCCGACACGCTCATCGCAACACCAGGTGAGAGTGAGGAAGTACTGCGGTCAGGCACATGGGCAACGATTCGCCGTGCCCGACACAAGCACATTCGGATCTACATCGTAACACCCGACGGACACATTCACGAGGAGGGGTAATGGAAGAAGATCCAACGATGGCACCGCCACAACGCGCGTGGCATCGCAAATACGTGAGGAACCACCTGGAGATCAGTCGGTTGCTCGACGATCTCCAAAACGACCCCGCGATGGAACACGCTGAGGATCTCGGCGACTGGGTCGAGACGCTATCAACCCTCGTGTCGTTCCATCCGACGACGCGATCCGACATTGAACTCGAAGTCCGACAGGAGATGGGCCTAGCATGAACTATCGGCAACAGGATACGGTTGGTGCGATCAACCTCGACCACGCACTCGCGGACATATGCACCGATCCCGATTGCGAGATCCATAACCTCGACGTTGCGTTGGAAGAAGGCACGATCAACCTAACCGACGTGGCGTTTTACATCGCAGGTTACATGGCAGGTGCGGCAGCACTAGGCGATCAGGTCGACGACGTGAAGGGCAACCTACGAGACGAGATGAAGCAGCTGATCGACCCACAGGAGGGTATGAATGGCTAACCCGTTCGGAGTCGCGGATGCGCGTGAGACCGCAATCGCACACCAATTGGTCGACGATCCTGAGTTCAATGAGGATCCCGTCGATCTCTACCAGAAGCTGTTGACCGAACACGGGTCCGACAGCACGGGCAGGATCTGGTCCCTCGCGTGTACGCTCTGGGATCGAAAGCACAACGCGGACAGTTGACGTTGGCGTGTGGATCATGTACGATGTTCACATGAACGAACGACACACGCGGAAGGAGGTGAAATGATGGCAACAAGGAGAAGGTATTACGGAACTGCTGAGGTCGCTGAGGCATGTGGCGTCACGCAACAGGCAGTCAGCAATTGGCTGTCACGGGGTCAAATCGTGAAGCCGACGTTCAGGCTGCGAATGGGTCCCGTGTGGGATATCGAGTCGCCCCGCTTCCGGAAATGGTTGCGGGCGAACAGGGCAACGACAAGGAGAGCAGCATGACCGACCAGTACGACGAGGAGACGCGTAGGCGCATGGTAGATGACGCGATGGGCAACATTTGCCGTGACGCCTACGCAGTCCTTGACGAACTCCTGCATCAACTCGAGGAGTCATGCGAGGAGCAAACGACATGGTTGGAAGAGATCGACCGTCAGAACCTACGACAGCTGCTGGTCGACATCGACCGTGTCCAACGGGTCAAGATGCTCATCGAGCAAATCGTTGACCCCGCTACAAGGGAGACCGAGTGAGCACAATCACGTCCAAGGAGATCGTGGATGAAACGATCGCCAACAACGGGGTCTATCCTGGTGATCCCCCAGTCATCAAGATAGTCCAGTACAACAACATGTTCAACGGGGGACTGGCGTGGGGCTTCGTGTACGAACACGAGGATCCCATGCGGTACGAGAACAGCCCGGCGTGTCACAACCCCGTGGTGATTTGGGAGCGTGACGCACAACATGGCTAAGGGAGAAACCAAAGCTGAGGCGCGGCAACGCACGCTACGCACCACGATGCAGGACCTGATCGCGGCGAGGATCCAGTTCAAGGTGCACTACCCGTCCAAGAACTCCATGGTCATCACCTGCGAGAGCAACCTGAACAACGACCAACTCAGGGTAGTTCTCGACGCCGGCGGTCAGTTCGGACCGAGCAAGGATCTGATCATTCTCATCCCTGATCTAGGGGCGAACAATGGTGAGTGAATGGTTCGACGAGGTGATCACACCACAGGAGCGTGAGGAGATCGAGCAAGCCGTGCAGTCGATGTGTGAAGTTCTCATCGTGGGCACAGTACTGTGTGAGAACATCACGGACTTCATCGACGCACGGATGCCTCATGCTTGACTCGTCATGGACGCCCGAGAAAGGATACAGCCACGCGCTTGAACTCCTAAGGAAGCTAGAATGCAACGAGGCAAACTCAAGCCATACCGATACAGAACCAGCGACAAGCGTGTCCACGTCTTCTACGCACCCACCGTCGTCATCGCCGACAAATACGCCAAGCGATGGGCGCGGAAGCAAGGGTACAAGCGAATCGTGAGGCTGCGGAGACGTCGGAAATGACGTGTTGGCTCTGCAACAACGAAGGATGCTGGCTATGCAGGGAAGGAGGTGAAGAGCATGAACGAGGAGATGACAAACGGCAAGGGCGTCAGGTTGAGTCTCGATCAGGTCAGGAAGCTGGCCCAGTCGATGAACAATGCCAACGCGACGGAGGTCGAACTGACCAACGGCAGTGATGGTCGGTTGATCGTGAAGCAGGTCATCAAGACCGAGAAGTTCAAGGCATTGCCGTTAAGCAAGTAGCACTACATCGAGGGGCACGGGTGCATGGCGACTCGCATCCGTGTCCCTTATTTGCTGGCACTGACGGATTTGACGTGAGCGGTGGGATCATGTATAATGAACTACGTCATGCGTTCACCGCCCGCGCTTGACCTCACACACCACAGGGCGGGAAGGAGGCACTATGCCCCGTAAGCGCAGCAAGGCAGAGGTCGAGGAGCTCGACGACGAGCTCGAGGACGACGAAGAACTCGACCTGGAAGACCTCGACGACGAGGCAGACGTCGAAGACGAGGACGTCGAGGAAGAGGACGAGGATGAGGACGAGGAAGCTCCGAAGCCTCGCCGCAAGAAGAAGGCGACGACCGCCAAGTCCAAGAAGAAGGCAGCGAAGGCGAACGGCAGCATCGGATCGTCAGAACTCGCTGAGGCACTGGGCACGGACGGTCGGAACCTGCGTGTCATGCTCCGCAGCAAGGGCGTCGAGAAGAACGAGAACAACCGCTACGAGTGGGACTCGGTCGACGACGCGCTCGAGGAACTCGGCTTCGACGACCTCGAGGAGGCGCAGGACGCACTCAAGGCTGCGCGTGACGAGAGGCTCGAGGAGCTGAAGTCGCGCAACGCCAAGAAGAAGAAGTCCAAGTCGAAGGCTCAGGACGACGACGAGGACGAAGACGAAGATGAGGACGAAGACGAGGATGAGGACGAGGAGGAAGAGGAGGAGGCCCCGAAGCCGAAGAAGAAGCCGGCTGCGAAGAAGGCCCCCGCCAAGAAGCCGACTCGTGCTCGGGCTCGCAAGTAGTTCTCACTTCCAGTGCACTGGGAGGGGGCGGCGAAAGTCGCCCTCTCTCAGGGCTCACCATATGTCCAAGCGACCAAGGGCATCCAGGGTTTGCGTCTGACGTGTGCGATGCACGATACGCATGTCGCGTGGCAATCAACCCTGGTCGCCTATGGACGCCTTGTGGTATGACGCCGAATCGCATGACGACACGCGAAACGAGGGTATATGGGCAAGCTCACGAAGTTCTTGAAGGTCTACGAGCATCCGTTCTCGATCCGCAAGAAGAACGGCAAGGGCATCGTCGAGGTACGCTTCTACGAAGGCTACGTCTCGATCTACAGTCGTCAGCCTGGGAGTCGCGGGTACGAGCAAGAGATCCACATCACACGCAGCACATGGTACAAGCTACTGAACTCTAACCTGCGTGGTGTCAGTCGCCACATGGAGGGTCCTGACTTCGATCGCTACCGGGCGGAGCGTCGGTATCTGCGGGAGGAAGCTCAGCACCTCGCAGACCAGAGAGAGCTGAAGCGACAGATCTATGGAACGCGGCGGCGTCCTCGGAGGCGTCACCGTAGAGTTTGATACGTCGCCAGTCCGACAGACGATGGTACCACTCGTCAGCGGCCTCAAGCAAATCTTGATCTATGATCAAGGTTTGGATCACAGCGATGGTATCCTCCTTGGACGGCAACAGCGAGTGGTCCTCGATGATCTTTGCCACAGTCATCAACTCCATGGCCATCGCCACTCTGCCCGCGTGGAGCATTCTCCTAATGGCCTCGGGCGTTGTTCCCGATTGCGCAGCCAAATAGCTACAGAGTTCCTCCGTTGGCCTCTGCATGAAGTCCTCTTCGCTACCCACAGCCTTCAACCTCCCTGCCTAGCTTGTCATGCTGCAGCTGACCCATACGGCCTGGCCACGGTTCATTCGGGTGATAACGTTTCCACAGTGCCTTCTCGCGCGTGTCGAACCGTTCCTGGAGCTTGCGTCGTCGTTTCTGCTCGTCGGATACGCGCTGGCGAATGAGCTCACGGTACTGTGGATATTCACGCAACCACCCATAGAACCTGTCGATTTCGTCCTGGGACAATTTCCTGCGGCGCTTCAATTCCATATAATCCTCATTAGTATGTTGTATTATCCAATATTATACCGAAGGTATAAATATGGATAAATACAAACAAATACATAGCTCAGTGGATTTTAATCCGAGGACCGGGATTTTAGGTTACGCTGGCGCCCGTCCAACGGGGGATACGGAGCGTCCCAAACGCCCAACGCTACGAGGTCATCAGCCGTGAACCATACGTAGTCACGCAACGATCCCACACCTGTGGTAGTGATCAACTCATCGAGCTTCGTCATGGAGATGGTGCGGACCTTCCCCTGATGGTACCGGCGGAGTACTTTGAGACGCGTGTTCGACAGGTAAGCAACTTGCCTCCAACTCCCATGGCGGGCGCGCATACGCGCGAACAGCTCCACCAGCTCGGGGGTCATCGGCGTGTACAGATCCCCACTCTTGGGATGAGTGGACTTACCCTTCGGCGCCATTGTCCGAAAGGAACAGTTGCCACGAGTGGCCACGCCCGCGGCGACCGCCAGCCATTTCGATGAGGTCCGAATCACGTGCCTTGCCCAGCACTGTCTTGCGCGACGCGCCAAGTACCTCGGCAAGCCGGTTAGCAGTAATCCCCGGCTCCCTACGCACCGCATCGACGATCATGCCCATCAGGTCGTACCGTGAGATCTCACACTTCATGTTCAGATCCCCGGGTTCACCCCACCAGAGACGTAGGTCAAGCGGTCGGCGAGGTGACATAGATCGGAACTCCAGCTCCAGTCGACTTCCAACCCACCCCACCCTCTCTTCATCGAGCGCTGCGCAGTAGATCGCGGAGTCGACCCAGCCATGCAACGTGGTGGTGCCAAGCAACCGTTGCCCACCACGCCTAGTGTGCGATCCAGGGGCTGTGGGCGCCTTCGTGAAGTGGTGCACGAGACCAATCGCGCAGCCGTACTCGTTCCGCAGATACAGTAGCCACTTCAGGTACGGGTACATCTGTGCAGCCTTGTCAGTATCGACGCCCCCGAAGCACAAGTACAGTGGATCTATCAGCATCAATACAGGCCGTACTGCGCGGACCTCTTCCTCGAGCATCTCCCGATCCTCTTCCAGCGACAGATCAACCCCGTAGTTGTTGAGAAGCTTCAACGGTAGGTCCGCTGGGAACTCCAGCTCGACGGTTTTCTTACCGAGTGCCCCGCGTCCAGCGCGCTCCTCAGTGAACTGCGAATCCCCGATCAGCTTGTGGAACCTAGCCAGCTTACGCATGCGGTCCTGCACCATCCACTGCGCGTTTTCTTCCTGGACAACTAGGACTGGTCCAGGGGTGTGTACGGGATACTGGCCTAGGAACGGCTTGCCAGACGCAACCGATACCGCGAGTGCCAGCGCGAGGCCTGACTTCGAGGTCTTCGGGTCACCGCCGATGATGCCATGCGAACCCGCAGTCCAGATGTCCTCGACGAGCCACTTCGGTTCGGGTAGGTCCACAGCCATGAACGTCGAGTACCTGATCCATGGGAATCGCTGAACCTCCCCGACTTCCTCGAGCTCCTCGCCCTCCCCGGGGGGAGTGGCCTTAGCGCGCACGTGCCGCATCGCCTTAGCGATCTCGCGTCGCAGTCTGCGCTCGCCCGTGCGTACCTTCGCCCATTTATTCCACGCGCTCGCCGAGACTACCTCGAAGATGTCATCTTCGCCCCATCCTGCCTCAGCAAGTAGGCATTCGAGTTCCCATAGTCGTGCACTCCGTTCTCCTTCCACGACACTATCTGCTGGGACCCGAAGCAGAGCTCTCGCGCGGGCAGGCATATCCTTTCTGACAATCGGTACCGCGGAGAAGACGCGCTCCACTGGAGGAGCACTCCCCTTGACAACCTCCCATATCGACTTGGCCGAGTATGAAAGTTCCTCCTCATACCAGAGGAGCTGCACGGGCGGGCCGTCAGGATACTTGAAGTTTCGAGTGCCAGGAAGTCGTAAGACCTGAGTGCGGTCCCATCCACCTTGGTCGGCTCCAAGATGATAGGATAGTGCCTGATTGATGCGCTCCTGTATCTCCGGGCGTAGTCCCTTGTGCAGTCGCCACAGAGCCTGATACCGGTCGGGCGAAGATTCCCACGCCATCGTCGGCATAATCCCCAAATCCGCAGCCTCTGTGGGATGTATCTCATCGAGGTCAGCCCAGAGCCAATGCGTAGAAAGCATGTCCTCATAATCCCGCCCCCGTTGCTTGAACTGCGCAGCCGAAAAGTACAAGCTCTCACCATCACGTAGGCAGGAGTCGATGCGGCGTGTCACCTCCGTGTCCGCGGGCCACTTCAGGTAATAGGGGACCCAATAACTACCAACTTTGGCGGGTAGATCGACCCAGCCCCGCCGCACACCCCATACTACGTCGAGGAAGTCCTCCGCTTCCAGCTCGGTTACGTCCACACCCAGTACCTCCTTTCAGGAGAACGTGTAGCATCATTATATCAAACCATACGGCCCAAAATCAGGAGAGACGTGGATTTGATATGATGACGTTGTGACGCACGCGACATGGCACTTCATCGCTACGTCATGTACCAGGGCCGCAGGGGGCGGGTCGCTCCTCCAGTCACTCGCCCCCTGCATTGATCCTTGACAAAGGAGGTAGTATGCAAACCACCGAGTGGGTGTTCGACCCAGCGGATGAGAGCACTTACCCGTCGATATGACTCGACGAGGAGTCTGTGGCGCATCGCTTCGGACTCGTAGGCGGGGAGGTTCTCCGTCAAACTCGTAAGGAGCTACGAGCGTACCGCGACGGGGTGATGCTCTGGCGTTGGATCGATTACCGACATACCACATAGGAGGTCATGTGTCAGACTACCAGGACATCGCCCTAGCAAGTGCACAACTGGCGGTAACAGTCGGCATTGTCGAAGCTGCTGTCATGCAGGGGGAGGATACTCCTGACGAGGTCAAGGAAAATCTGACCGAGAAGATCGACGACGTGGTAGCATTCCTCAAGCGGGAGATCGAGGAGTTCGTCAGTTTCGGTGAGGCGTATGACAGTGAGACGTAGACGAATAACCACGTCATCGAAGAAGCTACGCAGACGGCTCAAGGTAACTGATCTCTACGGTGAGGGGGTGAGTGGTAATTTACTCCAGGGGCGATATGGGACCGAGGCCGTGTATGCATGGTTCCAGAATCGCCATCGACGAGGTTACCAGCGACTCGACGACGGGGTGTACCACAGTGGCAAGTATTCGTGGACAGTACCACCCACGGTGCTTGCGTGTCTGAGGCAGCCAATCACCACCAACCAGATGAGTGTGAGGCTAGCGTGGTATGTGACGTGGATATCACCGAGGACCGGGCAGAGACTACGGAAGTACTTCATGTCGCCGTGGGTAGCGATGGAGTTCCTGGCGACGAAGGCTTCGCGTGTCGATCCGCATGCTGCTCTGGTCTCTCGCACACGTCCGTACGACGTGCCCGCGAAGTATAGGGGCAAGTTCCCGCACAAACAACCGTTCCGAGGCAGAGAACGAACGTGGTATTGGTGTCCCCTCTGTATGCAACCGCGCAGGTTTAGGGCAGTGAAACCACCCCGCGAGTTCTATGCGACAGTCAAGGTGTGGTCAGAAGAGAAGCAGCGTTACATCCCGAAGGACAGGAAGCTACGACTGCTTGAGTGTTCGTACTGCTCGTGCACCAACCAGAACTCTGTGTTCCGACGGTCGAATCAACCGTGGGAGCTGCGTAAGTTCAAGAAGGGTGCGCGGAGAGCAAGGAGAAGGAGGAGGTAATGGCAGAGAAAGTTAAGTTCAAGCCGTTCGCACTACGGTTCGAGTTCCACGATCCGGAGGAGGCGGAGGTCTTCTTGCGTGGCTGCATCCTGGCCATGCAGAACAACAACAGCCACCTGTGGTCGGAGGTGATCGACGGCATCAACAGTGCCATGGGTGACTATCGTGCAGCGAGGCTTCACGCTGACCTCGCTGCGCGTGCCGCTGCTGGCATGCCGTAGGTGAAGTACCTCGCGAAGACCAAGCCGTTCAAGCATCAAGCCAAGGCTACACTTCGTGCCGTCCGCCACCGCAATTATGCGGTTTTCTTTGAGCCACGACTTGGGAAGACGAAGGTAGCCTTGGACTACTCGGCTATACTCGCATTGAAGGGTGAATGTCGCAGGGTACTGATCCTTGCGCCGTCGATTGCCCTCGACGTGTGGGCGAGTGAGCTACACAAGCACTTCCCGTACTGGTATGACGCCGAGACGTTTGAGGAGGAGTGGCACAGTGCTACTACGATTTATGCTGGAGATCCGCCTGAGGTCAGATTTTTCCTCGCGGGACGGGAGGAGACGTTCAGAGCGGTCCGTGCTCGTACCAACCTCCGACGCCCGAAGCAGGAGATCCTCGAGAAGTGGGACCCGGACGTGGTCGTCATTGACGAGAGCCATCAGTACAAGCGACCCGGTGGGCGCGCTGCTCAGGATGCCTGGAGGCTTGTCCGTCGTCTGCGCAAGAAGAGACAGGACGGACGGCCGTACGTACTTCTACTCACCGGAACTCCAAACCCCAAGGGCTGGCGCGATCTGTTTGCTCAGTTCCGAATCATGGATGAGTCGCTGTTCGGCACGAATGCTGGCTCGTTTGACGAGGAGTACGTTGTCCGTGGTACAGGACGACGGCAGTGGGCGATACTGGGATACAACCATCTCAGTAGACTCAAGCGGATAGTTAGACAGAACAGCATCACCTGCACCGCGCAGCAAGCCGGCCTTGCCGGCCAGCTATTCTGGCAGATCCTACCGGTCAAACTACCACAGAGGGTGATGGACCTCTATGAAGAACTGGCTGAAGAATACATTGTGGAGACTGAGCACGGGGTTCTGGATGCTGCCAATCAGGGTGTTCTGCGTCTGCGCCTACTTCAGCTTACGTCTGGGTTCCTCACAGGTGGGGAACAGATCCATGATGGTAAGACTACCATTCTCCGAGCGTATGCTGAGGGTCTCCGTGACCAGGATGAAGACGTGGTCGTTAGCTGTCGTTTCACAGCAGAGGTTGATTCCTCCCGGGACGTTCTGGAACGACTGGGCTATCACACTCAGGTACTCGACGGTAGAACGAAGCGCAGAGATCGCCGTCACATCTTGGACACGTTTCAGTCATCACGCCGTAGCCCACAGGCGTTGGTCATGCAACACCAAGCCGGATCGCTCAGCATCGAACTCACTCGTGCTGCCGAAGTGGTATTCCTCACACTCCCGGATGATTGGGTAGCATTCTGGCAGGTGCTCAACCGACTCAGAGGTCCCAACCAAAAGCGACCCGTCCGCGTCTCAGCAATCATAGCCCGCAACACAGTGGACCGGCGCGTTCTATATGGCTTACGCAGGAAAGAGGATTGGCATGGGGATCTCATGCGCGATCCGCACAGGTTCCTCTGCGTTTGATATAATGGTACGTATAACTACTAGGAGGTGAGCACGGGGTGTCAGATCGTTGGAAGGTCAAGGGACTGCCGCTCGAATCGTTCAACCACGAAGGTGGCAGTGCGGGTGAACCGTTCGCGGCCATCCAGCTCCCGAGCGGGACGGTTATCTTGACCAAGGAACCGTACTTCTACGAGGGCGACGAGGACAGGTCGTCAGCGCTAGAAGAGAACAGGCAGCTGGAACGTGAGCGCGGATAAGCTGCCCATGATCGTCGAGGGGCCTGATGGATCGGGTAAGACGCAGCTCGCGCATCAGCTGTGTGAGGAGTTCAATCGGGAGTATCGTCGGCCGCCGCCTGCAGCGTTGTCATCTACGCACGGGCCCACAGGTGGGTCACTCGTCGCGTGGTGGGACAACCATCTCGCTCGACCCTGGACTTTCCTGCGAGCTGGCGTGTACGACCGCTGCTTCTACATCAGTGATCCGATCTACCAGCAGGCGCAGGTCGACAGGGATCTGATCGTCGCACCCCACGTGCTCGCTCGAGGCATCGCCAGACTGTGGTCGATCGAGCCAGTGATGATCTTCTGCTTGCCGCCGTTCGATGTGCAGCTCAGCAACGTGCGCCATGACGGTAGGCCTCAACTTGAGGGCGTGAGCGCGCAGGCACTGGCGAAGATCTGGAATGCGTACTACGCTGCGTATGCTGTCTGGTCACAGGCGCTGTTCGACAACGTCTTGCTCTACGACTACACCGAGGAGGATGCGTGGGAGAAGCTACTGGACAAGATATCCTCGATCTGAGGAGGATCCAAACACTACACAGACTGTGGCTGAACCACAACTTCCCGACGCAGACTCGGGAGCAGATCGTGTTCGGGATGGTGGAAGAGCTGGGAGAACTCTGTCACCACCTGCTGAAGCGTGAGCAAGGAATCCGAGGAGGTGGTGTCGACCACGAGTATGAGATCCGCGACGCGTGCGCTGACCTCGTTATCTTCATGATGGGCCTCGCAGACGAAGAGGGCTTCGATCTGCTGACGGCTATCAACGAGGCTTGGGATCAGGTCAAGCGTAGAGACTGGATCAGATTCCCCAAGAACGGAGTTGACGCATGAGCACCCCCGCAGCGCAGTCCTTCTCCATGAAGCTCTTGTTCCTTCTCGCCGCCGTAGTCCTGCTCATCTTGGTAGTAGTCTTCGAGTTCTTCGTTCACAAGATCTCAGAGCACACTGACCTCGGCTTGCTCGCGCTTGGCCTCGCCTGCTACGTGATCGCGCAGGTGGTGCCGTAATGCTTGCTGACAAGAGAGACCAACGCGATCCCACAACCATCGGGCAGCAGATACTTGCCATGCAAGGCAAGACCGCCCATGAGAAGGCCGACAAGGTTCTCGGTGTCAGCATGAACGGCAAGAAACCGTGGCAAGGTGTACCCGGACTGAAGAAAACGGTGAGGCATGATCAGTAAGGACTACGAGACACTGTCGGATCTGTGGAGGGGGTCGATCTGGCGCATGTGGCGGGGCACGATTGACAATGGCCTCGTCGATTGCGTCGGTAGTGCAGACATCATCAGCTACGACAACGTCCTGCGGTGCGACAGCATGGCGTTCGACCTCGACATGGGCCGCGACTTGTGGCTCAACAAGCAACGGTGGACGAGGTTGGTGAGGGACTATGTGGACAAAGAAGAACTCCTCAGGTTCATCGAGAAGGCGACGGAGATCGGGTACGGAGATGGAGCTAAGGGAGCCTGTACTTCCATGTTCTCCCGAAACGTTGAGCGTTATAGCAAGCGCCATCGGTGGGGGAACTGCATGCTCGGTTTCACGTATCGAGGCAAAGTGGGACGGGAAACTCCCACCCTATCTATGCACTCTCGCGTGTCCTACATCGCCTACATCGGCGGACTGGATCTTGCACTTGCCCATGTCCTGGCGAGAACTATCGGAAAGCGAATTGGAGCGCCGCCTGAGGATTTTGCTTTCCGGTGGCATGTAGACGCGTTGCAGTTCCACGGGTTCAAGTCGCTCCCGATGCTGTACAAGACCGCATACATAGACGACCTCGAGCGAAAGGAGTTACGCCGACAGTATCCAACGATCAACCTAGTGGGCAAATGGTACGACAAGATCAAGGAGTATCATGAGGCCGGAATCCACGACAACAAGTACGGACCACTCAAGCGGGTCATGCGACGGTACCGTGAGTACATGGCCGAGGATTACCTGCCCACCGTCACGGTCAAGGACCTGACATGGCAGCCTCTCTATCCCCGGTGAACGTCTTCGAGTGGATTGACGACGCCATCGCGCAGTCGATCGCGTGCCTCGTCGAGACTGGCGAGGACGTAGATGCGGGTCGGTGGCAAGGTGTGCCCACAGAGGGTAGACCTGACATGGTGACCAAGGAAATCATCAATCTCCAGTGGTCAGCGCAGATGCCTGAGACCATGGAGGAGGCTCAGGAACTGATCAATCCGAACCTCCCGTGGGCGGAGGATCACTTCCAGGAACGCATCGCCGGCGAACCAACGAACCCGGGCAGGGAGTACGAGAACTGGCCCTGGTGGCGTGGGCAGGACAGCGAGACCATGATCGGAGGCAAGTTTACGCACACCTACCAGGAGCGATTCTGGCCACCTCGAGGGCTACTCGGCATTCGCTTTTCGTACGGAAACCTCGACGATGTGGTCGGCCATCTATCTGAGAACCCACTGTCGCGGCAAGCAACATTCCCGATTTGGTTCCCAGAAGATACTGGTGTCGTGCATGGTGGACGTGTACCTTGCACGTTGCACTATCACTTCCTCCGTCGCAAAGACAGGCTACACCTGTGGTATCCGATACGCAGTTGTGACGCCGTGCGACACTTCCGCGACGACATCTACATGGCAGTAAGACTCGCGCAGTACGTGCTCGCACGACTCGGTTGGGAGGATGTCGAGGTAGGCTTCCTCAACTTCAACGCCTACTCATTCCACGTCCACAAGGGGGATCTGCATTTGCTATGAGTGAGATCAGTTTCCCAGGGATCGGCCGCGACATACTGCGGAAAGACGTGTTCATGCGGATAGCAATCGAGCTGTCTCGCCTCGGCACTTGCCCCCGCAAGGCGGTGGGTGCTATCCTCGTGCGCGACGGTCGCTGCATCGCGTGGGGCTACAACGGTGCGCCCGCTGGTCTGCCCCACTGCGAAGACAACAATCACGGTTGGGTGTTACAACCTGAGTACCGCGAGCAATACGAGGATCACGACGCCATCGAGATAGAGAACACGATGCTCTCCGAGTACGGCTGTCGCAACGCGACTCATGCAGAGGCGAATGCCCTTGCGTTTGCGGCGCGTCAGGGGATCTCTACAGACGGTACGACACTGTTTGTGACTGTTGCACCGTGCGACGTATGCAGCAAGTTGCTGATCGCCGCAGGAATCCGTCGCGTTTACTACGAAGAGGAGTACCGCGATCCCGCTGGCATCGAGCTACTCAAGCTCGCGGGTATCGGCACCGTCAAGCAGGAGTTCCATGGGGACACCTAGTCCAGTAAGGCGAGTCGCATGGTTCCACGTCGTGATCGAGTCCTCAGACGAGGACGTAGTCAATCGCTGGCTTGCCACAGTGAACCAGGCGGTAGACGTATTCGCTAGGCAGGCCGCGGACATCTGCGAGGGCAAGGTCAGAGTGATTGAGGTCGAAGCGCCAGGTCAGTCGATCCCAGTCAATGCGCTCCGCCACAAAGATGACGTATAAGTCCCCACTCGATCACCTGATGGACCACGACTGTGATCGTTGTCCTCTCGCTGAGACCACAGACCGCATCTGTGTGGGTGGATCGGGTAATCCCAAGAACCGCATAATGATCATCGGGGAGGCGCCGGGTGAGCAAGAAGCCGTCAGTGGGCGTGTTTTCAGTGGACGAGCTGGAACCCTCCTTGACCGGTTACTGGAAGAGGCGGGTCTTGATCGAGACGAGTGTTATGTTACCAACGTCGTCAAGTGCCGTCCGCCTGACAACCGTCGTCCGGATCGGGTCGAGTTCGAGGCTTGTCGAGTTTACCTCGAGGCTGAAGCTCGTGCGGTCAAGCCCCGATTCGTACTACTACTTGGGAACGCTGCCCTACAGGCTGTGGCTAGGAAATCTGGCATTACTAAGCAGCGCGGTCTTCGTCTCAAGTGTAAGGACCCTGTGTGGTCGGGTCGTCAGGTCATGGCTACATTCCATCCAGCGTACATTCTCCGCAATCCGGGGCAGCACTCGACGCTAGCGGAGGACGTGAAGCGCTTCGCCCGCATGATGCGCGGCGAGTTCCAGGTAGTCCCAGTGAGGAGCAAGTATGTCAATACCGTCGAAGGGGTCAACTGGCTCACGAGGAAGGTTAGGGCCCTGCCCCCTAAAACTGTGGTCTCCTATGACGTGGAAAACCGAGGAAGACCTTGGGAAGCGGAGTGGGATATCGTATGCCTGGGTATTTCTTGGGACGGACGTACTACCTACGTGGTTCCCCTTTCTCATCCTGAGTCACCCTTCCGTCGGCGATGGCGAGATGTGGTGTATCACCTCGGTAAAGCTCTCCAGAGATCCGATCTCAAACTCGTCGGTCAGAATGCGAAACATGACAACCAGCAGCTTGCGGGAGCCAACGTCTTCCTTGAGCACACTTTCGACATTATGCTGGCTGCGCACCTTCTCGACGAGAATCGTCCAAAGAATTTGGGGTTCCTCAGCCAAAGTGTACTAGGCGCTGACGTCTACAAAGGCATGGTGGAACTCAAACCTGACAAGATTATGAAGGAGCCGCTAAGGAAAATCTGCTCATACAACGGCAACGATGTAGGCTACACGCACCAGATATACCCTCGGCTTCGTGAAGAACTGCTCGCACAACCTCGCCTCACACGCCTGTTTGCCAAACTCATGATGCCAGCCTCACACGTCGTCCAGCAAGTCGAGGCGGCGGGTATGTATGTGGATCAGCGGAGGTTGTTCCACAGGATGGCTATCCTACAGGGGGAGATAGACGAGCGCAAGGAGGTGCTTCGTGAAAATCTTCCAAAGGCATGGCGCGAGGACTTCAACTTCAATTCCCCACAGCAGCTTGGGCGTTGGCTTTTCTCTAAGCGGGGACTGGGACTCTCACCATTGGAGACAACGGCGTCGGGCCGTCCGTCGACTAAGGAAGCAGTCCTTCTCCACTATCACGATCACCCCGCTATCCAGGCCCTTCTCGAATACAGGACGCTACAGCTCAAATGGATGAACACCTACTTGTTACCATGGTCTACGAGATTGGATACTCGAAGCAGGCTCCACACTACCTACAAGCTGTACGGGACAGTGACTGGACGATTGTCTGGCGACCTGCAGCAGGTACCGAGGGACTCGTTTATACGTGGTGTGATCGGTGCTCCTCCGGGGTGGTTGTTTGTCCAGGCGGACTACTCCCAGA